AAAATATTATACCTGAAAACAAAAAAAATAATAGTAAAAAAAATAATAATACTAATAATAACAATAATAATATATATAAATTATTAAAACATAATAATAAAAAAAATATAAAAACAAAATATATAAAAACAAAATATATTCTTATAAAAAAAAATATTGAAGATGATAATTCTATTATTTCATTTTTAAAAGATAAATTTAATACATATACTTTATTTGCAGTATTGCAACGTGATAATAAAAATATATATTCTGTATATTTCAATAAAAATAAAAATAAAGATTGGTTTCCGCCGTATTTAAATAGTAATATATTATATTTATTTGAAAAAACGCTAGAATCAAATTTAGCCCCAACTCCTTCTGCACCTCCTATAAATAATAAATCTATTAGCATATAACACACATTCTACATTTTAATTCAACAGTTACTTGAATTGTTCCATCTTTATTAATTTTATTTGATAAATCATTTATTTTATTTAATAATTCTAATGAAACATCTTTCTTTTCATTTACTTCAACAATTGGAGTATCTTTATATTCATTTACTTCAACAATAGGAGTCTCTTTCTTTTCAACTACTTCAACAATATGAGCCTCTTTCTTTTCAACTACTTCTACAATATGAGTCTCTTTATTTTCAGCTAGTTTAACAATAGGAGTCTCTTTATTTTCATCTAGAGTAACAATAGAAGTATCTTTATTTTCATCTAGAGTAATAATAGAAGTATCTTTATTTTCAACTATTTCAACAATAGGTGTTTCTTTCTTTTCATCTAGAGTAACAATAGAAATCTCTTTATTTTCAGCTAGTTTAAAAATAGGAGTCTCTTTATTTTCAGAAGTTTCAATAGAATTTTCAACAGTATTAATAATTTTTATTATTTTTTTAACTTTTTTAACTTTTTTCTTTAGATTTGATTCAACTTCAGTATTATTATATATTATTTCTTCAGTAACTATATCAATTATAGGATCTTTATTAGAAATATCTTCTGGTATAGGTTCAGGAATAGGATCTTCATTAGAAATATCTTCTGGAACAGGTTCAGGAATAATATCTTTATTAGAAATAATTTGAGAAACATGTTCAACTACTGGTTCTGATACTGGTACAGGTTCAGATACTGGTTCTGATACTGGTTCTGATACTGGTTCAGGTACAGGTTCAGATACTGGTTCAAGTACAGGTTCAGATACAGATTCTGATACTGGTTCTGATACTGGTTCAAGTACAGGTTCAGATACAGGTTCAGATACAGGTTCTGATACAGGTTCAGGTACAGGTTCAGGTTCAAGTACAGGTTCAGATACTGGTTCTGATACAGGTTCTGATACTGGTTCAGGTTCAGGTTCAAGTAAAAGCTCATGTACTGGTTCAAATACAGGTTCAAATACTGGTTCAAGTACAGGCTCAGGTACTGGTTCAAGTACAGGTTCAGATACAGGTTCAGATACAGGTTCAGATACAGGTTCTGATACTGGTTCTGATACAGGTTCTGATACAGGTTCAAGTACATGTTCAGATTCTGATACTGGTTCTGATACTGGTTCTGATACAGGTTCTGATACAGGTTCTGATACTGGTTCAGGTACAGGATCAGGTACTGGTTCAAGTACAGGTTCAGATACAGGTTCAGGTACCTGATCTATAACAGAATCTTGTAAAGCATTAGATTTCTCTTGTACTTCTGAACTATTTTCTATCTTCTTTTTTTTAACAACTTTAATAATTTTCTTTTTTTTAATAATTTTTTCTGAATCTGGAATTTCATCTAAGACTGTATTAGGTACTGTATCTGTAACTGAATCACTTGTTGGATCAGGGACTGCATCAGGAACTTCATCAGGTACTGCATCAGTAACTGGATCACTTGTTGCATCAGGTACTGAATCAGGTACTGAATCAGGTACTGCATCAGGTACTGCATCAGTAACTGGATCACTTGTTGCATCAGGTACTGCATCAGGTACTGGATCACTTGTTGCATCAGGTACTGCATCAGGTACTGGATCACTTGTTGGATCAGGTACTGTATCAGGGACTGTATCAGGTACTGGATCACTTGTTGGATCAGGTACTGCATCAGGTACTGCATCAGGTACTGCATCAGGTACTGGATCACTTGTTGCATCAGGTACTGCATCAGGTACTGGATCACTTGTTGCATCAGGTACTGCATCAGGTGCTGCATCAGGAACTGGATCACTTGTTGGATCAGGAACTGGATCACTTGTTAGATCAGGAATTACATCATTTTCCGAATTAGAAACTTGTTCACTTTCTATTTCACCAGTTGTTGAAACAACTTTTTTCTTTTTTACAATTTTAATAATTTTTTTCTTTTTAATAGGTTCTTCATTTACTAAATCACTCATTATTATTTATATAATAATATATTTTTAATATGAAAAAAATATTATTATAAATTATATATGTCAGAAAATACATTAAAATTTCAATATCCAAATGGGTATATTACAAAAATACCAAATGGATTTTCTTTCATTCCAGTTAAAATTATGCAATTTTTAAATAAAAATAATGAAAATGAAAATAAAATAAAACTATTAAAAAATAGTTTAGAAGAAGAATTATCTAGCAATAATTTATTAAATAATAATAATAATATAAATGTTATTAAAGAAAAAATAACTGATATTATAGAATCAATTGAAAATAAATATTTAAGCAGAAAAAATAGAATTCAAGTAAGATTAAATGAACAAAATAATAAAATAAATGAAAACTTAGAAGAACAAAAAAAATATATTCAAAATTCTGAAATAAAAATTAGATTAAATGAAATAAATAATGAAAAACTTACTCTTTTAAATAAAATATTAAGTGAATTAAATAAAAATAAAGTAAATAACTTTATTAAAGATTATTATAAAATAGAATTAAAAAAAGTATATGAAATGGTAATTAATGAATTATTATTATTTGATAGATTAATAGAATCTATTGAAATACCAATTATGAATAAAAATGAATATATTGATAAAGTAAACGATATTATTAATCAATATAAATATTTTGTAGCAAATGTTTTACAAACATTATTATATTCATATGAAGTTGCATCAAAAATAAAAAAATTTAAAAAATTTGAATATGATTTAAAACATCAATTCAAGAAACTAAATAATGTTAATATTCAACTATATAATAGAATATACAAAATAATACATAGATTAATGTTCTATGAAAAGAAAAATAATAAAATTATAAACATAGAAAATAAAAATAATATGAATAATAATATTCAAAGAATAAAACATATTATATTAGGTGAAAATAAAAGAAAAGAATTTTTAAATGAAGAAGAGAATGAAGAAGAAGATAATAATGAAGAAGATAATAATGAAGATGAAGAAAATAATGAAGAAGATAACCAAGAATATAACGACGAAAATAATGAAGAAGATAATAATAATCGTCAAAATAATTATTATCGTTAATTATTTTGGTTCAAAATATTTACCATTTAGTCCACACTTTTCATCCAGTTCTCTGTTTTCTTTTGCTAAATTATATTCAATTTGACCTGAAACAATATTACTATTTGCATATTTGAAGCATATGCTTCTATGTGGTATTATTTGTTTATTATAATCATATTTTGGATTAAAAAAGAAACAATCTGTACATTTTGGTAAATTTGCATTTTGTATAATTTGTTTTCTAGTTTTTTTAGAAATTTCATTTGGAATAGATTTGTTTAAATCATTATTTGCAATAAAACGGATAATTCCAATTGATTTACGCATATTATAAATATATATATTAAAAGGTTTTTAAATTGCCCAATCTCTATGATAACTCATTACTTTTAATTGTTGCATAATTTTTTTTAGAAAATAGTTACTATAAATTCCAACAATGTTTCTAAGATATTCTGCCGTTTTTGTTTCATCATAATTATTTGTAACAAATATTTTATACAAATCTCCAATAGTAAAAATACTATATTTATTTAATACAGTATTCATTCCTTCGTGATATGCTGTATATGTATTAATTGGTACACTCAAGTAAGTCATAGATTGAATTAATGGACGTGTATATTTTTCAAAAATAGTATCATTATTATACTTTACCATCATAAATATTTTATGTAAACATTTTGTATCTTCTAGAGCACAATGAAAATTAATATCATTATCATCATCCCTTTTACATAAAATATTATATACAGTTGCTAGTTTAAAATTTGGTTTAATGGTAGGATGAAGTTCTTTTACAATAGGAAATAAATCGATGAAATACCAATTTTGAGGAATAGACATATTACATTTTTTGAAGTTATTTTCAAGAATAACTTGATCATATCCAAAATTATTGTAAGCAATAAAGTATACATTATCTCTTCCAAATAATTCACGAATAATCTTTTTTAATATAGTAAATAATTCATATGTTGTAATAGCATTATTTTCAACAAGTTTTTTAGAATCAATTCCATGAATATGAGTTCCTTCAATTCGTTCATCTAGGGGGAAAACATATTTATTTAGTAATACTGATCCATCATCATTTAATAGTGACATTTGCAATATACACGTTGTATAGTAATCAAGTCCATTTGTTTCTAAATCATATAAGACAACATTTTTATCATCTAAATATGACTGAATAGAATCAAATGATCTTTTTTTTGGTTGAAAAGTTGACAATTCCATTTTTATCTATATTTATTATTATATCAATAAATATTTAATAATAAATTATTCAATTTCTTTACATAAAAAAGTGATTTTTATTTTATTTTAAAAGTATTGATTTCAATATTAATTAACACTAAATTATGGACCACTCATTAAAAAAGTGGCTTCAAAAGGAATATGTTCATCTAGACACATGTCATATTTCTACAAAGAATGATTTTAATAAATACGATGATTTTAAAAACTTCGTATACGAACACTATTCTTTAGAACATCTTAAAAAATATAACTATATTAAATATGTCAATATAATGCGGAACATACTAGTTGTTAGAAATGAAGCAGAGTATATGCAACATATAAATAAAATAAACTCATTGTTAGAAATATTGTCATCAAATAGTTTATTTCCTCAACTAGATATTCGCAAATACTTCTTTAAATTACAAAACATTGATATAATGATTGATACTAAAAAGAAAGTTTTACTTGAAACATTGGATTATATTCAAAATCTCTTTAAAATGAAACGAGATAAAATAGACGTTCAATTCAAAATATTAATGGGTATTAATGCATTATTCTATAAAATTAAATTATATCAGAAGTATACTAAGCAATTAAAACATGCTGTTAAACAATTTATTATTTTAGAAGAATCGTATGGAATTGATCATAAACTAATAGAAATAAATAATATAAATAAAGATTTATTAGGAAAACAATCTGAATATTCTGCCTATCATAAAATGATAGAATATGTTTCTTATTTGAACACAATTCAAAATAAGAAAAAATATTATTATGAAAATAATGTTAATATATTTAAATTATTATCAATTAAAAGCTGCTCATTAAAACCATTTAAGGGTGAAGTAGATGGAATGATTATTTCATTTGATGGAAGTAAATATATGATTGAATATATTATTGAAGTAAAGAGTTCTATTAAATCAACTTTTGAAGATTCTATAAAATTAATTAATTTTCAATATTATATTAAAAATATAGTAATAGATACAGATATTTATTATGAAAAATATATTTTTAATCAGAATAGTTTTAAAAAGATTTGTAATTCAACAATTGTTAATTGGTGTATATATATATGTTATTCTCAATATCCTCAGTATATTGAGAAGTCTCATTTTTATTTTTCATCGGTATTAAAAATTTTGGATAATGATTTTATTAAGACTTTTTACATTGAAAATAATAATATATCTATTATATCAAAATATATTTTGATTGAATCAAATAGAGGTTTAGTTAACAAATTATTTAATGAATGGAAAAAAGAAAGTCAATTAGGACAATCAGAATGTAATATCTTTTTAGGAGGATATATTTAGTTAAAGGTCTAATTTTTATAAAACTCCTTTCTTTTTAGAAACTCTTGTCTTTTTTTCTTTTTTAACTTCTAATTCTGCTACTGGAGTTTCTACTACTGTTTCTATAACTGGTTTTTCAACTTTCTTAATCTTAATCTTCTTTTCTACTTTTTCAGATACATTTTTTGTTACCTTTTCTTTCGCAGAAGTAGTTTTTGTTTTCTTAGGTTTTACTACTTTTTCTTCTTCTTCATATACCGGTTCTTCTAATTCAATTGCCCCGAAATTAATATTTTCTTCTTCATCTTCTTCTTCGACTGGTTCTTCAATTGTTTCATCGCCAATATTTTCGGCAGTTCCTTCTTTAATAACACTATTATTTTCAGCCATTTTATCTAATTGTCGTTGTGTTCCTTTTTCAATTCCAAATCCGAATTCGAAATCTTCATCATTTATATCTTCTTCTGGTTCAACTTTATTATAAACTTCATTCATTTTATCCATTACTAAATCTTCGGTTACAAATTCATTATCACCATCAATATGATCAGGAATATCTACTTTCTCTAATAGTTTCTCTTCATCCATTAAAATATCAAATGCATTAGTACCCGACTTACAAAATTGACCAGCTAAGATATTTGCTGAAACACCTTTCATGTTATCTTTTTCTGCAAAAAGTGCTGCTTTAGTAAATATATTCATTACTTCCTCAAAAGATGCCTTTGCAATAGGTCCACTTTCTGCATTTTTATTCAATCCATGTCGATCAATTTGCATTAATTTACCACGATATGTCATAATATCTGCTAACATCTGAATGTGGCGTGGGTTAGGATGATTCGACTTGTACACTTTCATTAATTCATGATAAATCATGTTTCTAGTAGCTTCAATACCAAATAACTCATAGAATTCTAATATATCATTCGTGGAAATTCGTGTAATATCAACAGAATCTTCCGCCAAAATATCTATTAAATTACTTCCACTGGTCTCTAACATCCATTCTTTAGAAGGTTGCATCGAGCCGTCATTATTATATTTGATAATGTTATGTTCTTTTAGCTCAACATGTTTAATATCTTTGACTCCACGAAGAGATAATTCAATTAACTGTTTTTCAATATCTTTCAAGAAATCTAAGAAGTTTCCTTTATCATATTTTATCTTAATCCTCATGATTACATCATTTGCACTATCATCACTATAAACACAGTCTATTTCTTGATCATTATGACTCTTTTCCTTGATAGTTTCTTGAATTTCCTGGATTGTGATCTTGCGATTCATCAAACTTTCTTTGTCAAAAGTTAATCTCAAAATCCAAGGTGACATATCAGCTTCATTAATATTATCAATATCAAACAGTTCAGAAAATTCTTTGTATGTCTTAATAAATTCACGATCTTCATTTTTATCAGTCATACCATTTTCATTATCATATAATATTTCCGTTTTGAGTAAAATGTCTTTCAATTGCGTGTAAGCAAACTCTGATTGAATCTTTTTAGCTTTTTCTTTATTGGTCGAATATTCTTCTTTCAAAAAGATCTTCATATTCTTGTGTTTCAAATTTTTAGTCAAATTAATGATCTCACGAAGACGAGGAATACCTTCAGTAATAACGACCGAACCAGCACCGATACCGGCCAGATGAAACGTGTCGAAAACGCAAACACCGTTAAAAATATTGAATGTTCGAGTTTCTTCAACTGTCAGATCAAATGCATAATTTGTCGTATTTTCAACTTCTTCGATAGATTTAATTCTGTCGAATAAAATATCAGTAAATCTTCCTGCCCTATCTTCCATTATTATTGTTCCATCTATTTCATTAGGAACCTGTAGATATTTCTTAGAATACTCATATTTAAATTCATATGCAAGAATACTAGATAATCCTTCTTGTTTATAATCTATTTTCATATCTAATATTTCTGCTAATTTCTGTGATTGTTGATTGTTTATCATTAAATGATAAAGTTGCTTAATATCTAGACTTCCTCTGTTATTTGTTTCTTGTTTCTTAAATTTCATTATTTTACTATAAATATCAAAAATATTTAATATTTGCTGTACATCAATTAACATATTTTTTGAAACAGATGATATCTGTATATCTCTTTGTTTTCCATTAACATTTATACATCCGTCTCCTCCAATATAAGCATCTAAAAATCCTTTTAAACATGTTTTATTCGAGAAAATAATAATATCTGAAACAAATTTATTATGGCTTAACTTTCCGCACAAAATTTCTAAAATTCTACATAAAATAGTACTATATATTCTAATATCTTGAGTTGTCCAACCTTCTTTATTTTTATTTTCTGTTTTATAAATATTTGTAGAAATGTTCCATTGTTTGCATAGTTCTTCAATTGGACCATAATAAGCCGAATCATTATTTGAAATTGAAATTTGATGATCAGTCATACATCCTTCTGCACAATAGGCGCCAATTAAATATCCAAAGTTA